ATGATGCGTTATTAGATGATAAAGCTGGTTTTAACCCAGACACTGACTGGACTAAGCTAATGAATACACTACAATCTAATAACAATGAGTAAACTAGTTACGCCGAAAGTATATCTCACAGGCTTTACTACTATAAACACGGAAGGTATTGTTCAGTATTTGACAGATACCGATCAATTAGAATTCCTCAATGATATTGAGGAAGCAAAGAAAGTAGGACTTTCAGATGGAGAGATTTTGTGCAGTATGTATGCTAAGATGTGTTACGCATCTTTAACTTTAGGTAAGAATAATAACATTACTAAGATTAGAGATATTAATAGTAATATCGTGGGTACTATAGAATCTGGTCATGGTAGTGTATTCGAGCATTGTAATATTAATTTCATTGTGTCCGGTTGTAGTCGTATATTCACACATGAGCAAGTACGTCACCGAGCTGGTGCTGCATATTCACAAACATCTGGTAGATATGTACGTACAGATGAAATATCTTTCGTGTATGATCCAATTTTAAATCCCGTTAAGGATGATATTATTAAAACTCTAAACGATCTCGAGATAGCATATAAGAATATTGAAGATAAGATCGGTGTTAAGAATATAAAAGATTTTACTACAAAGAAGAAAATTACATCTGCTCTTCGTAGAATATTACCTAATGGTCAAAGTAATGAAATAGGTATATCTCTTAACTTAAGATCTTTACGTCATATCATACAATTACGTACTAACAGGCACGCGGAATGGGAAATTCGATTGATTTATAATCAAATATGTGATATAATCAAATGTAAATATCCTGCTATATTTAGCGATATGCATTCAGAGTTTATTGATGATGCATATGAATACACCTTTACTAATCAAAAAATATAAATATGTTACCTAAGAATAAAATATCAATTGCTCACGAAGCACCTGTATCTATCATGGATCAGGTTCAAATGGTTACTGATTACGATTATGCATTATCTGTTTGTTTTGATAAAATTGATGGATACTATGATTTCTTTAAACGCGCTATAAAGAACGGTAGGTGGGTGTTACTTGATAATGGTATATTTGAAGAGGGTGTTCCAATGGACTCTGATAAATATGCCGACTATATTGTGAATCTTCAACCTAATGAATATGTAGTACCTGATGCATTAGAAGATGCTGATACTACAATGTCTAATTTTGATAAATGGATAAGAGATTTTGGAGATATTCCTGGTCGTCGTATAGGTGTAGCTCAAGGCAAGACACTTAAAGAGTTTATTGAATGTTATAAGTATATGTCAGATAAAGCTGATAAGATTGCTATCAGTTTTGACTATAGTTTTTATATTAATGAGCTAACAGATAGTACCGACGGTAATAAATGGGAAAGGTATGCTACAGGTCGTAAACGTGTATTAGAATATCTTTGCAAATTCGATATTATTAATTACAATAAACCGACACATCTTCTTGGGATTAGCTTACCGCAAGAATTATCATATTATAAGCATGTTTGTTTTGGTTCAAATATAGAGTCGTTTGATAGTAGTAATCCTGTGGTACATGCCATTAAGCGTGGAAAATATCCATCAGATATTAAATCTATAGACTATAAAGAGTCTACTAAACTTAAGGATTTAATAGATACACCAAAGACTGATAAACTGGTAGTAGATGCCATTTCTAACATCATTCAATTTAGATATCAGAATTCATTATATTAAAAAATGATTAATAATAGACCTTGGATAGCTGCATTTAGTCGTACTGGGTCAGAAATTTATGAATTGAGTAAGCGGCTTCATAGATTTCCAGATAGAATAGTATCTAATTCACCGTTCAGTAACGTTAATACACAATTAAGAGATGAATATGTCGGTGAATGGTATATCTTACCAAAATCACCGACGATAGACCAGTATCGACATGCATTTACTGTGTATAATAATGTAGGTGATATTAGTACACCTATTATTACATTACATGGTTGGTTGAAAGTAATACCAGCTGAAATATGTAATGAATATTACATATTAAACGGACATCCGGGTGATATTGAGACATATCCAGAATTAAAAGGTTTTAATCCTCAAGAGAAAGCATTTAATTTAAAACTACCAACTAGTGGATCTATAATTCATAGAGTTACCCCTGAAGTAGATTGCGGTGAGATATTAACTAGACAGAAAGTAGCAATATCGGGATTATATCTTGAAGAGGTTTATGAACAATTACATAGCAATTCTATAGATTTGTGGTATAAGTATCTTACTTCATTATTATGAAAATAGCGATTACCGGTCCTCATAGTCAAGGAAAATCTACATTATGCTCTGATCTAATTATTAGACCAGAATTTCGTAAATTCACTGTACTCGGAAACATAACTCGCGGTATTAAAGATCGTGGGATTGAAATTAATGAAGGTGGTAGTGATTTTAGCCAATCTCTAGTTATTAGTAAGCATATTGAACATTTTTTCTTTAAAAATAACGTAATATTAGACAGATGTATGCTAGACGGTATGGTGTATACTGAAGTATTATATAGGTATAATAAGCAAATATCTGAACCAGTATATTATTATGCTAGACATGTATTTGAACAACTTGTTCTTAAATTAGGTTATGATGTAATGTTTTACATAGATCCGACATTACCGATAGTAACAGATAATGTTAGATCTACTAAACTTGATTTTTTTAATCAAGTGAAAGAAGTATTTGAACAATACATTAAAGAGTATAATATTAATGTGATTCATATTAGTGGTGATAGAGATCATCGAGTTGAATCAATTATTCAATATATCAAAAACAACTTCAATGAGCAGATTAGATAATTCAATAGCCGGTACACATCTAGGTAAAAAGTCTGAATACGCAGAAGTATACGACCCAAGTCTACTAGTAGCTGTACCACGTAAACCTAACAGAGATAGTATTAACGTAGACTGTAATAATACACCGTGGAAATATGCGTATGATGTATGGAATTGTTACGAAATTTCATCTCTATTGAATAATGGTCAGCCGTTTTCAGGTGTGGGTAAAATAGTTTATGATGGTAATACTGAATGTATAGTAGAGAGTAAGAGCTTAAAGTTGTATCTAAACTCATTTAACCAAACAAGAACGAAAGCATCTTCAATACTAGAAGCATATGAAGAACTTAAAGTTATCATTGAGCGAGATTTATCTAAACTATTGAATACTGTAGTACGTATTAATATTAGTGATAGTCGGTTTGGTCAGGATTATATGAATCAAGCGGACTACTTCACATACGGTAACGGTTCATTAATTTCATTTACTAATATTGATCAGGTAATAAATACCGAGACATACACACAATATCATGAAAACCCGGATCTACTACAGGTAACAAAGTGGTTAGGTAAGGATAACTCTAGAATACATACATCAAATCTATTCTCTCGTTGTCAGATAACCAATCAACCAGATCATGGTGATTTATTCATTACATATGATGTTAAGGATAAATATATAGGTTTAGGGTCTATAAGCAAATATATAGCTAGTATTCGTGGTCATAGTTGTTTCCACGAGCCGACTGTAGAGACTATATTTAAACATTTATACGATAAACTTAACCCTAATCATTTGATGGTTTGCGCGTTTTATACACGCAGAGGTGGTATAAGTATTGCACCTATTAGATCTACACATGAAGAGTTAATACCGTATAATGTTATTAATCATAGAATCGCACACGTAAAACTACCAAGAGAATAATTATGAGTGATTCATTGATTATAGCGGGTCAAAACAATGATCCGGAGATTTTTTACACACTCGAGGGCGAGGGTGCTTACGTAGGTTATCCGTCAGTATTTATGAGATTATCTATGTGTAATCTTACATGTAAAGGTTTTGCTAGTGTAGATTCACCTAATGGTTGTGATAGTTATTGTAGTTGGTCAGTGAAAAATAAACTTACATTCGATCAGTTAGCTGAGTTGTATGAAAAGAGTGGATTCAAAGACCTATTAATGGGGGGTGCAATTTGGAAAATTACAGGTGGTGAACCGTTATTACAGCAAAGAGCATTAATTGATTGGTTTAGGTTTACTAAACAACGCTGGGGTAAGAGTTTTACACCCCATATTGATTTTGAGACTAATGGAACTATAATTCCATTAGATGAAATAGCTGATATAGTTCCGGGTACAACATATACAGTATCTCCTAAATTATCGAGTAATGGCGATAGCGAGAATATAAGATTTAAAGTCGATGCGCTCAATTGGCATGTAATGAATAATTCAGCATTTAAATTTGTTATTCAGAATGAAGATGATGTACGTGAGGTATTCGATAAGTATATTAATAATCCAGAAGTAGTACCAGAAGATATTAAAAATTGGTTTCATAGAAATAGAGTATGGTTTATGGTGTGTGCTGGATCTCAAAAAGAGTTATTAGAAAATAGTGTAAATGTAGCTGAATTAGCTAAAAAGTATGTAGTAAAATTTAGCTCTAGATTGCATCTTCAACTATGGAATAAAGCTGTCAGAGCTTAATATTATGTCAAAGAAATACGATTTAAATCAACCAAAACTTAAAAAGATTGCGATAATTGGAAGTCAATGTCAGGGTAAATCTACACTTATTAAAGATATGATGGTGAGGTGGCCTCAGTTATCTACACCGGAAAAATCATATAGAGATATTATAACAGAACGAGGTCTCAAGATTAATAAAGATGGAGATGAACCTAGCCAATTAGCTATTCTTGATGTACTATCAGATCAAGTAATGAATAATTACGGTAAGAAGAAGATAGTATTTGATCGGTGCCCTATTGATAATCTTGTATATTCTATATGGCTTAATGAAAAACACCCCGATCGTATGTCTGATGCTGGTGTGAAAAAGACTATTGCTATTACTAAGGAATGTATGAAATTTTTAGATGCAATATTCTTTATACCGATTACTAGTGTACATAAAGTACCAATTACTCCAGATGCACTTCGTGATATAGATCCAGAATATATAGAGGAGATTGATAATATTTTCAAATCTATATTACATACACAAAAATTAGGTGTTGGTACATTCTTTCCATTAGATGATTGTCCACCTATAATTGAAATATTTGGCGATCGTGAAACTCGAATTAAAATGCTAGAGTGGTATATTACAGATGAGTGTGAGTTTGTTAGCTGTGATGATAATATCATGAATGAATTAACGGAAAACGTCAACAGCATAAGTATTTCAAATATTATACCTAATATAACTAAATAATAGTATGAGTCTTTCTAAATTCGATACATTATGTAACCTTATTATAGAGCGTGCTGATGCTTCTATTGCTGATGCTAAACCTGTAACAGTATATAAATTGAATCCTGAATATAATTCAGCTGAATTAACTGGTGTGGATCGGTTAGTAGCTAATTTCGTTGAGGATGTACCGGCTACAGCTAATGACATTATTGACGTGATAGTCCGTAATAGTGATGACACAGAAGATATTACATCTGCAAAAGAATTATTCAGCAATTTGTTAGATGCTAATGTGATAACCGTTGCTACAGATGATACAAGCACTGAGGATGAACCCAGCGATTCAGAAATATCCGACACAGATGATGAGGATGTAAATGCTCCTATAGTTATACCACCTGAATCTAGCGACGAAGACGACGAAGACGAAGATGAGGGATCATCAGTACCACCCCCAGAAGAAGATGAATCAGATACATTCGATGCTAATAATACTAAAAGTCGATTAGAAGATATATCACCGGAAGCAGAAACTATATCAGATGAGGAAGAAGATGATATACCCACATCGGAATTAATCAGTAAAGCTAGTAAGAAGCGAGATCAGATGGTTAAGTTAATTAAACATATATATAGTAAACGCGGTAAATCACCTGAAGAAGCTCAAGCACATATAGATCGTTTGATATCTCAGAATAAAATATAACACTAAATTTAGCCCCTAGAAATAGGGGCTAAATTTTTAGCTCTGTTTCGGTTATTAGCTGAAATTTCATACCGGTTTTATTACACCATTCTGATGCAGCCTTCCATTTTGCATTATTAACCGCAAATTGTATCTGTTCAAATAATACTCGCTTCTGACTTTTGCGATTTTTAACGGAGGGTGGTTGAGTTTGTTTTTGGGGTTTTATTTCAATCACATATGTAGTGATTACATTACCCTCTTTAATTTTAACAATATTATCCGGAAAATAATGATGTACTCTATTATCTACTGGTGATATATATGGTATAGCTATAGATTCTGAACCCCATTTTATGACATTTGTATTATTATCAAGAAATCTAAAAAATTTTAATTCATAAGAGCTTCTATATTTAGGTAGATTTACACCCACGTATTTGTTCTTATTAATCGGGTTATAAATACCTTGCTGGAATTGTTTGTATTTTGTAGACATATTTATTGACTATACACACGCTTGTAATATATTTATCATTATGATTCCTAAATCATACATAATACAAAAATTCTATCAGTATGCTGGATATCCTAGGTTTAATAAGGTATCAAATACGTATTATGGTTGTTGCCCTATCTGTAGAGAGGGTAAAAGTTGGGGTAAGAAGCGTAGATTATATTATGTAGTAGATGATAATACATTATACTGTCAAAATTGTCAACGCGGTTGGTCTCCATTAAATTGGATAATTGCAGTATCTGGAGAAACCAAAGCAGATGTAATTAAGGATATTGAATTATTTGAACCAAATATTCGGTCTATATTAGAAGAGCACGAAAAGCATAATAAAACCAGTTCGGTAAAAATACCGACACTACCAGAGGATAGTATTAATTTATTCGATGAATTACAGCGGGATTATTATAAAGATAATGTTATAGTTAACCATGCTCTTAAGTTTATATCAAACAGACGATTAGACACTGCAAAGTATAGACCTAAAACGCTTTGGATATCTCTTAAAGATTTTTCACATAAAAATAGAGTAGTAATACCCTTTTACGATTTAAACAATCAAATCATCTTTTATCAGTCGAGAGCTATATTTGATGAAGACTCACCCCCAAAATATAAATCAAAAACGGGAGCAGATAAATCTTTATTTAATATTGAAAAAATAGAACCGACTCATGATAAGATATATAAAATAGAGGGTCCTATAGATGCATCCTTTGTACGTAATGGTGTAGGTATGTGCGGTCTTAATACCACAGAACTACAGCAAAACCAACTACGTAATTATCCATTCCATGAACAAGTATGGGTACTGGATAATGACATTAACACTGAAGAAGTGTATGACAAATATGTCAAACTACTAGAATCCGGTGAGCGGGTATTCATATGGCCTATTGAATTTAAAAAATTCAAGGACATTAACGAAGTGTGTCAACGTTATAAGATCGACGAATTTCCTCATAAACTCATCGATAACAATACATACGAAGGTAGAGCCGGTGTATTAAGACTTGCTAGTTTGCGCTTGTAAATCTCTCGCTTTCTTCTCTGCACCAATAATATAACTCTTAAGGATTTCATTAAATCCACCTAATCCCTCAGCAATCTTAATTAACCTCTTAGTCTCCTGTTTTACAATACCACGAAACACGGAACCATCCCTATCCATCTTATTAAGTTGAACAGCGAGAGATGTTGGTTCAAGACCATTAATAAACTTTTTAAATGTTTCTATCTTCTCTACCCACTGCTTAGCAATTTCTAAATTATGTTTAGAAATTGAATGCTCTGGGTTTGATAATACATCAAAATCTTCAGGGTCTGTATCACCATCTAATGTACGCTTCCATGCAGCTACATCTTCATTTTCATCAGTATCAGTTATATCATTGGCGGCTTCCGATACAGTATTAACTTTTTTAGTTATAGATCCTATAGCTCCATCCCACTCACCTACAAATTTACCATCTACAGATGCACTAGCTATATCTCTATCTCCATCAATCTTTAAGCCTGCGGGGTATTTAAGTTTTAAAGCTCTTAACCAGCTTGCATATGATGAATATTCAGTCTCACCTAGATGGTTTACAGATTCAGATAATACTGACTTAAATTTGGATTCGAAAAGGTTTGGTGTTGACATAAATTACTAGTATGTTATAATACTTACACCTAATTCCAATGAATAACAATGTGATTATAGTGAGTGGTGGTCTTGATAGTGTAGTATTATTACATCATATATGTAAGGATCTAAACGAGCGTAACGTACATGTATTAACATTCGATTATGGGCAACGCATTAGTAGAGAAATTGAATGTGCAAAATACCATGCAGAGTTATTACACTCAGAAGGTTATGTAGCAGGTCATAAGGTACTTGATTTATCTGTGTTTAAAGATATAGCTAAAAATTCTGCTATTACAAATACTACTATCAACATACCTAAAGTATCAGAGGATCTAGGTAATGCTCAACCAGTGACATATGTACCGTTTAGAAATCTATTGTTTCTAACATTTGCTGCAGCTTATGCTGAATCTAATTATGGTAATGTAGTATATTACGGGGCGCAGAATGCTGATGAACATTCCGGATACTGGGATACTAATTCTCAATTTCTAAATAGTACAAATTCAGTATTCAATCTTAATCGAAAGAATACTATACAAGTTAAGGCTCCGTTTATTAACCATGATAAAGATTACATTGTAACATTAGGTAATAAACTAGGTGTAGATTTCAGTCATACACACACTTGTTATAGTGGTACAGAAATTGCATGTGGTAGATGTGTATCTTGCTCGAATAGAATTCAATCATTTATAAATGCTGGATTAAAAGATCCAATAAAATACGCAATCAATAATATACCTTGGAAATCATAATATGTGTGGAATCGCAGGTTCTAGGTCTCGTGAAAGTGGCTTCGATTTATATCAATTAAACCTATCTAGGGGGTGCTACAGTTCATCTGTAACATGTATATACCCTAATGGTCATTTTATAGATAAGAGATTTGGTATACTATCACTCAATGATATACCCCTAAATGCAGAATATTACCTATTTCATTCTAGAGGCCCGACTGTTGAGACAGCAGAATTTAATTGGGACGACAACCACCCATTTTGTTATGGTAGATTTATTGTGTCTCATAATGGTATAATAGAGAACGCTAATGAATTATATGGTGGTAATATAGGTGTAGATAGTCGAGTTGTACCATATTTAATTGATAAATCTCTAAGGTATAGCCCTTCATATCATATACCATCATTAGTAGCAAATGTAGTATCTCAATTAAAAGGTACTTTCAGTTTGTGGATATATGATACCACAGATAAGAAAATATATATCACAAGGAATGATACTACACTATTTAATTACGGTACAGAGTTTTCATCATCAAACCCCGGATATTTAATTGATGTACCACAAAATCAATTATTATGTTTCAGTCCTAATGATAATACAATGAAAATATGTACATCAGTGATATCCACAGTAAACAAACCCAAATATTTTATACCGTAAACAAATATGAAAAAACTCCATTTTGTGGTATGTACTACCCATAACATCGAAGACTTTAAAATCAAGTCTGATATATATCGTTTTTTTGATGATAATAAACTAAATGCTAATATCGATTATACAGTATATTATAATAATACTGTAGGTTTATCTAAAATATACAATGAGTTTATATCGGATAAGTTTAAAGATAAGATTGTAGTATTTGTACATGATGATGTACAAATAACTCATAATATATCAACAATTACCAGAGATCTTAATGAAGGTCATAAGCGATTTAATATTATAGGTCTCGCTGGTGCTACTAAAATAGGTCTTAAATATCCTACTTTGTGGCATATAATGAATACTGGTGATAGATCGGGTAGTGTAGGTCATCCATATGGTAACAATAACTATATTGTTACAGCATTTGGTCCTGCACCTAGTCTATGTGCGGTAATCGATGGATTGTTTATATCAATAGATGTCGATAAAGTATATAACGCTGGACTTAAATTCGACGAACAGTTTAAGTTTCATCATTATGATATAGATTTTTGTATTCAAGCTTGTAGTAAGAAATTATTAATAGGTACGTGGCCAATATGGGTAACCCATCGATCTCCGGGGTTAAAGTCTCTAGAAGATATTAATTGGTCTTTATCTAATAAACTATTTTGCATTAAATACAAAATATAATAATATACATTATGGTCATTAAACAAGACATTTACGATGGTAGTTTAATTCATAAGCGTTTTGCTTATAAATTCTTTAAACATGATACTCTAGCTACAGGTAATTTAGTAGTTTTTAGAGCTCCAATGAATGTTACCACCAACCTGATTGATTTAGAGGACTCGATGTCTAATGATTATATCTGGTCTGATGATGCTATTAATTTTTGTTGGGAAATACCTATGATTGATAATGCTATGGGTGCAGTAGCGTTTCAACGACTATTTAATACCCAAATAGCTACAATACTACACGGATATATTAAAGCACCTATTGAAATGAAGGGTGATGACCTTATGGTACATAAAGAACATGATCAGGGTGGTATTGTACAGCAAAAGGGTAAAGCTAGTGTCAGTATAACTCACGTATATGATCGTGTAGCGCTCGGTCATACTGCTATTAATATTACAGCTGGTAAGAAAGCTCCCGCTTTTGCGTTCTCCACAAAACTTACTAATGATGAAGTTGAGAGTTTCATCGATGATGTAACTCAAGCTTTCTATAATATGTGTGATGATATGTTTGTTGCTACAACAAAAATACAGCTTAGGTAATATATCATATATTAAGGTTTTATAACAAACTTGAGTGGGTGTTAAAAAATTATTAGCATCCACTCAAGTTTTTTATTGTATCATATTGATAAATATCGGATATGGAGTTGTGGTCAATACTAATTAGTATATTTGGAGTAATAGGTGCCGCGTATACCGGGTTACATGTTTACTTTAAAAGCAAATCAGCATCAAAGGTTGAATCCTTTAAATCTATTATGGAGGAATCTAAAAGATTTAGGGAAGAGATTAGAGAAGAATTAGATAAAGTAAAAACGGAAGCAAAAGCTGAAATTAAAGTATTACGTGATCAGATACACCAATACGAACAAAAGATTAAAGAATTAGAGGAACGGTTAAGAGATGCATTATCTCCACATACTTGGTTATATTATTATATACAGAAACCTGTTAAACTATTTGAAATAGAAAATACCCTTAAGAGATATTTAAATGATTCTGATAGTGTATTGATAGTAGGTGATGATCCACATACACATAAGACCACAGATGCAGTAGCTGAACGTAATAAGTGGAATTTCATCAAAGCATGTAATAGTACTACTGCTATAGACGTATTAAAATTTAACCAACTTAAAGTTATAGTCATCGATCTTGTATTACCGGTGGCTGATGTGTTTGAAATACTTAACGCTATACACGAAAATAAGAAATTATCTAATATTCCAATCGTAGTAATTTCATCTTTCAATTTAAAAGATGTTGATAGATCACTGATTCATACTAAAATACACGATAATTTAACAAATATATCGTAATGCTTTTTGATGTGCTGTAAGATATACTTTTCAACAAACGCGGTGATCAATTACAGTCTGTAGATAATGAAGTTGATATAAATCCGTATATGTTAAATAGGTGGATTTCTATGCATTCACCTGAATGTGCATTTATTGTTAATGAATATAACAATAAATGGTGGTCGGTATTACAAAATAAAAACGATTGGTATAGATTTAATTTAAGTGTTATACCGAGATATCGTCCATCTAAACTATCTTATATCAAGAAGTCCAGTAAAGAGAAGAAGGTAGTTAGTGATGATAATAAAGTATATGAGATTCTAGCTCATAACCTTGAATTATCGATAAGAGAGGTTAAATCATATATATCAGATAATAATATCGATATATCAACACTAAAGAAAACATTTAAAAATGATAAGTAACGACCCATTTGCAGTAGATAAAGACCGTATGGAAGAGGATATTAAAACCAACCATAACGGAGGATTAATAGAATTAAGTAATTATGCTGGTAGTGATATTAATCTATTAAATTGGGAAATTACTAGTTTAATAGATGATGTGTTATTAGTTGAATACGCTGATGGTGATTCATCTAATAAAATGACTGGTGGTATATTAGTACCTACCGGCGCTACACAATCGGTATGGCGTATAGGTAAGGTAATGATTGCTGGACCTAAAGCTACAGTTAAATCCGGTCAATATGTAATGTTTCCTCACGATAAAGGTTTAAAAGCTAAAAACGTAAATGGTCGGAGAGAAGTAGTATTCTTAAATGAGCAGCGAATTTTCGGTATAGTATCACCTAAGCAATAAATAATTAGGTGAAATTGTCGTTAAGTGGTTTATCTTCATTACTCAAAGTTAATGCAGGAGAGTTATTATTCAGACGTCGTAGATCTGGACCCGGTCCATTTCGTAGAATGTTAGCTACTAATGATTTACTACTACTAAATAGTATATCAGGAAAAATTGCATTAAATTACCGTAAACCTACCGCATACCCACCTTATAATCCCACCGCATATAATCTACTATGTGTGTGGGATATTTTTATGCAAGATTTTAGAATGGTACCTGTAGATGCAGTAGAGGTTATATCTGTAATACCTACTAAACCACCTGAAGCATTCTGGGAATACTTCAATAATAAGCTATCGAAAATGAGTGCTATTGAAAAAATGACATTCATGCAAGGTTGAGTACTTGAAAAGGTTATTATTATATCTAAGTTAATATCATACAATGATTCTATTAACCGAACAAATTGAAGATTCACTGAAACAATGCTTTCAGAAAGATATTCAAATTATATCTAAAGATAAAATATTAATATCCGGTAAATTGATTTTATATAAGATTATAGATTATACTATCGCATTAACCTTTCAGATAGATAATGAATCGAAAAATATAGACATACCATACCCATTTAATATCGAAAAAACGGTTAATGGTTTTAGTTTTATATATACATTAAATTCGCTATGCGATAATGATAGTAATTTATTATCAATAATACAAGGTATATCAAAAAAAAGAGATAGTAGGTTTTACAACAGTTACGTTAATTTCTTTATAGTATGAAAACATATTACAGCATTTTTTCGGGTATCATATATGAAGTGTATGATAAAGAAGTAAAAAACTTAGATGAGGGTCAAATACCACTCATTAAGCGTCCTAATTGTTCATGTAAAAATTGTTATGGTAGGGGTTGGGATTATCATGATAAAGATCGTGGAGTATATAATGTATGTAAATGTATGAGAAAACTCATCGACCCATCATACCAACCCCAACAGATTAAATTATTACCTAAGATTTAGTGTTGTACACTTTAGAATATACTGTAATATCAATACAATGAAAGATATTACACATTTATCGTGTACTGATATTTTTCCTAAAGGTTTCACACCTAGGGAAAATCAAGTTCAATGTATAAACAAAACTCTAGATTATTTTCGTACCGGTGGTAAGTTTGTAATCATTAATGCACCTACAGGTTCAGGTAAAAGCTTAATAGGTGCAGCATTATCAGAATTAGCCGAACCGCCAAGTAATGAGTATCGTGATGCTGTATTATCTTATAAAGCTTATGATTTAATGGATGGACCAGATTTTACCGATGTTTATAGTGGATGCTTTGTGTTAACTACCACTAAAACATTACAGGATCAATATTCTAATACTTTTGATTATGGTTATGTATTAAAGGGTAAAACAAACTATCAATGTACAGAAAATACTGAGGTTGCTGTTGATTTTGGTCCTTGTGTATTAACACCAAAGGTACGTAGAGGTTGCTGGGCTAGAAATTCATGCCCATATTATACTTCAAGAAACAACATACTTGTTAACAAATTATCATTCTTAAATTATAGCGCATTTTTTCATTTACAGGATAATATAAAATACCGAAATATTATTGTGTGTGATGAAGCATCTGAAATTGAAGATGAACTAGTAAAAGCATATTCAGTAACTATTACATATAAACATCTCGATATTTTAAACATATCGTATAAGAAACTAGAAGATGATACCAAAGCGCGAGGTTGGTTAACTGATATACATGAATCTGTTAAATCCACATGTAAGGACTTAATGGAACAGTTTGCTAGTAAAATAAATCTAACACAAAAAGATACAATACGTCTCCGGTATGCTAATCAATTACACAATTCTATCGAGAAGGTGCTAGGTTGTTGGGATTGTGTTGAATATGTAATTGAAAAGGATGATAAAACGGTTCAGGCTATCCCACTAAAAGTAGACTATTTATCAAAAAATTTATTTGATTATGCAGAACGTGTAGTATTAATGAGCGCTACTATCATTGATCATGCAAATTATGCTAAATCGTTAGGTATAAAGGATTATAAATATATTGAAGTAGATTCTACATTCAGCCCTAAAAAATCTCCTATATATTGTAGTGATAAGTTTCCGTTATCATATAAGACAATGGATCGTAATCTACCTAAAGTAATAGATATGGCAGTATCAATATCTGATAAACATAATAATGAGAAGGGTATTATACATACATATACTTTCGC